TTACCCAGGCATCGCCGGTCCAGCGGTATGAGGAATTGCCAGCGGTAAAAATGTCGCCCACTGTAGGGCTGTTTGGGAAGTCAACGCTAGCCATTAGGGTGTCTCCTCAGGTTCTGGCTCTGGGCGGAAAGCTGGGTGAGTATCAGGTGAGTTACCTGCCACCAACTCGCTTTCAGGATTCTCAAGGCTTTCAATAAATACCTCAGCCCAATCAGTTGCCTGAGCCGCATCTGCCCAAGGGGTTACATCTGGCCAGTCTGGTTGGAACATGAAAGGTGCGCCCTCATCGCCAATAGTGACGTTATCCCAAATTCTTATTGCGTTGTCTGTGTCAATTTCAAAGCGGTAGCGTGTCATGATTTTCTCCTTTATGGAAGGCTGATTAGTGGGGATTTTGGTTCAAGGGAAAGGGCGGTGGTTACAGGGAAAGCGCTGTTAGTCGTCATGGTGCCTGAGTCACCGACAGCAAGATAAAGGCCATCGCCGTGTGTCACGCCACGGATGGCAGTAGTCCCAAACCCTGACGTCCGAGTTGTCCAAGTGATTCCGTCAGTTGAGGTGGTCAAGGTTCCTGAGCCACCAACAGCGACATAAAGCCCATCGCCGAATCCCACGCCAAAGATGTGAGTAGCCCCAAACCCTGATGTCCGAGTAGTCCAAGTAGTGCCATCGGGTGAGGTGGTCAAGGTTCCTGAGATACCGACAGCGACATAAAGCCCATCGCCGTGTGTCACGGCAGTGATATTAGTAGCCCCAAACCCTGATGTCCGAGTTGTCCAAGTTGTGCCGTCAGTTGAGGTGGTCATGGTTCCTGACTCGCCTACAGCGACATAAAGCCCATCGCCGTGTGTCACGCCCAAGATAGTAGTAGACCCAAACCCTGATGTCCGAGTTGTCCAAGTTGTGCCGTCAGTTGAGGTGGTCATTTTCGGTTGCCAACCACCATCGTATTCTTGACCGACAGCGACATAAAGGCCATTGCCGAATCCCACGCCAAAGATAAAAGCACTGACGCTTGCAAACCCAGATGTCCTAGCTGTCCAAGTAATTCCATCAGGCGAGGTGGTCAGGGTTCCATTCGCACCAAAAGCGACATAAAGTCCATCGCCGTGTGTCACGCCCAAGATAGTCTCAGTCCCAAACCCTGATGTCCGAGTTGTCCAAGTTGTTCCATCAAGTGAGGTGGTCAAGGTGCCTGAGTCACCGACAGCGACATAAAGCCCATTGCCGAATCCCACGCCACGGATACGAGTAGTCCCAAACCCTGATGTCCGAGTTGTCCAATCGTCTAAATCCCGTTGGGCAAGAGCTATCAAGCTAGTAATCCCACTCGGGTAATTCAGCAACCCAGCGTTACCATCTACAGCTACACCACCAACCGTCACAGCATCTGTAGAGCGAACATCATAAAGCCCTGCCGCTAGGTCTACGGTGTAAGTTCCAGCGGCGGTTATGTTGTAGTAAAAGCCACCTGCTCCACCGCCACCGCCTGAGCCACCGCCAATTACTGAGATCCCCATTAGGTAGTCTCCTCAGTTCCGAATGCGTGAAAGGTTATAGCGTCTGCAGTGTTTGACTTGACTGTAATAACGTCAGTAGCTGCCAGCGTGACCCCGATACCAATTGTGGTAGTCGTGTTTGCGCCGACTACTGCTCCAGCTACAAGCTTATTTGAGTTGGCAGCAGTTGCCCCTGCCACTCTCACAAAGATGTCGTAAGTTGCATCGGTACCAGTCACGTTTGTTACTGCGAAGCTAGACACGATTGTCTTCTTGCCTGCGCCTACCGTGTAGAGGTCAGCGTTGCTTGTGTCAGCGGGCGCTGCCTGTCCGAGAACCTTGTAATCAAATGCCATGTTATTCCTTTTCTAGAATCCAACTAAGAATGGGTGAAAAGCTGCGTCTCCGTTTGCACCAGTGGCACCAGTCAAGCCAGTGTCCCCAGTCAAGCCAGTGTCACCTTTAGGCCCAAGTGTACCTGGGTTTAGTTCAACCCAGTAGCCGTCATAACGAATAAAAGATTTGCCAGCCAGATCGCCAGTAGAGGCAGAGGAATACCAGATGTCACCGATGTTTGCGCCGACAGGTGCGGTCTCGCCGACAAAAAAGCCCCCGCCGTCGGATCCACCTGAGTTGGCGTAGGCAACTGCGCTCCAAGCTGCAGAGCCTGTACCAAACTTAAACTTTCTTGTGTCAGTTTCAAGTCCTATTTCGCCGAGGGCCAAAGTAGGATTAGTAGACTCCCACTGGGATGCGGTCCCGCGCCTTACCTTGATTACTGTATCTACTGCCATGGGCTCATTCTACACTATCTATTGTTTTATTTCGTAGGTTCCTGCTATGTGCAAATTATCTGCAGTGGCTACGATTACTGGATATTGATAAGTAAAGCTGGAGTCAAAAATTTGATTACCATCTAAGTCTGTAGTAAAGAAGAGTAGATCAGCGCTGTCTTTTGCGGCATGTCCTGAGATCATGTACTGCCTGCTAGCGGAAGCATCATGCAAGCAGCCGCTTCTAAACTGGATAGCTTCCTCGGTTGCAAAGGGCAAAGTTATCTTGTATTGACCAGTCCCAAAGTTTGTTGCAGCTGCAAAGTCGATCTTGGCTTGGAAGAAACAAAGGTTGCCAAACCTGGTGTAGCTTCCCGAGACAGCAAAGCCGGCGGGAGCGGTCCCAGCTGCAGTAACTACGGGAGTGTAGACGATGCTCACACCCTGTAGGTTTTTTAGATCCAGCTTTCTGCTAGAGGTTCCATCGTGAACATGGTCACCTGGAGATGCTTGGCTGGGAAGGGATCCTAGCGTGTGATGCTGAGCAATCGGAGACTCGTCAATGTCAGAGTTCTGGTGAAACGACTTTACTTGGTCGTATGCACTTAGCTCTGCCGGATTCGGTTTCATGGTACCATTCTAACTGTAAGGAGACGATAATGAGTAAATCTAAATCAATTGGAACAAAAGCGGAAACCGCTTTGCGTAACCACATCTTGTCCGTTGGATACACCGAGCTAGAAGCTCATCGAAACGTACTCACCGGATCCGCCGACGAAGGCGATGTTTGGCTACGGCACCCACGGTTGGGCCTAATAATATTTGAAGTAAAAGGTGGCAAAGCTGCCAAGGAAGCTTCTTACGAACAAGTCAAGAAATGGTTCCTAGAAGCAGAGACGGAGAAAAAAAATGCTAACGCTCGTTTTGGTTTTCTTGTTACTCAGCGTGCTGGGGTTGGTTACCCAAGGGCCGGCGAATGGTGGGCATACGCGAAACTCGGAGATCTGGTACATCTTCATAACGCTAGCCTGTCTGATGTTGGTCCTCTGGTTCGCGTCACAGTCAGCGATCTAATGAGCTTAGTCAGTGGCTAAGGAAAGCTATGATCTGGCGTCCGTCCTTCTTGAACTCGGCGAGGGTCTCGGCGAGGCGTCCCGTATCCCTAATCTGTATGACTACGTCCCTAGCGACAAGCAACAGCTCTTTCACTCAGATACTCACCATGACCGTTTGTACATTGGTGGGAACAGATCAGGAAAAAGTCTTGGGAGTACTATCGAAGCGATTTGGTGGCTTACCCATACGCATCCTTTTAGAAGTACCCCTGACGGACCAATCCGAGGAAGGGTAGTAGCAGTTGACTTTCTAAACGGTGTCGACAAAATTATCCTGCCGCTCTACAAGCAATGGCTTCCAAAGACATACCTTCTTAATGGGAGCTGGTCAGATAGCTATTCTCGCGAACGCCATGTGCTAACTCTTAACAACGGCAGCTTTGTAGAGTTCATGTCACAGGATCAGGACCTAGATAAGTTCGCAGGATCCTCTAGGCACTTTGTTCACTATGACGAAGAGTGCCCGCAGACAATCTTTCGTGAGTGCCTTGCTCGACTGGTTGACACCAATGGCGTATGGTGGATGTCGCAAACGCCCGTCGAGGGTATGGAATGGATTTACGATGAGATCTACTTACCCGCCAAGGATGGAAAAAAAGATATTGGAGTCACCGAAGCGCAGATTTTTGACAACCCCACACTTAGCTCAGAGGCCATCACCAGATTCCTTGACATGCTACCACCCGAGGAAAGAGAGATTAGATCCAAAGGGCAATACGTGCATCTTGGTGGCTCGGTCTTCCCGGATTTCTCTCCACTTACACATTGCATCCCCAAAGGGGACTTTACCCCAACACCTGATCACAGGATTGTTCGGACGATGGATTCTGGCTATACCAATCCAACAGTATGGCTGTGGCTTGCCATTGCCCCCGACGGAACGATTACAGTTTTTGAAGAACACTATGCTTCTAAGAAAACGGTTGAGGAGCATGCCGTCATCGTCAACCGAATCACGAAAGAGATTGAAGCAAAGTATGGCTGTGAGGTTTGGCTTACTACTGGTGACCCTGCCATCAAGCAGACTAAGGAACAAACTGGGACTAGCATTCTTCAGGAATACCAAAAGCATGGGATCTATATATCGGTAGATTCGATCCCTCGTGACCGGCGAATTGGCCTTGAGCGCATCCAAAAGTATCTACGGCAACACCCTAAGACTAAAAAGCCTCGGCTTATGTTTACGGATGACTGCCCAAACTTGATAGCAGAAATCCCAAAATTGAAGTGGAAGAAGTGGGCATCTGCTAAAGTAGCTGAGCAGCATAATAGACAAGAAGATATTAGAGATAAGGACAACCATTGTTACGATGCGTTGAAGTACGCCATGACATTCATGGACGATTTGACGCCGGAAGAATTGTCGGGCGCAGTAGTTCGAGAAGAGTTCCATTCAATGTTTGCCGAGAGGTTCTCACCATCTACACCACTTCAGGAAACTGATGACCGTGACTCTTGGGGATCTGGCTGGTCGGTGCCGGGTTCAACAATCAACCTAGAAGGATAGAGATGACTACAATGAAACCCGCTTTTCGCTTTTACGAAGCAGGGGCTCCTTACCCAGCAGCTTGTGTTTTTTCCGGACAGACAACGAATCTTTGGGAAGTTGGCTCGCTAGTAATTCAAGGCGAAGCCCTACCCATATTACTTAGCGACAACATACTTGTAGAGATCGCAACCTTTACGGGAATGGTATCTAAGCAGATCCACGAATCAGAAACTGCAAAACTTACAGCAAGAGTTCAGGAGCTTGAAGGCCAAATCGGCGCAGCTCCGTTACTACTAAAGGAGCTAACCATAAATGTCAACGGTATTCTTACTGACTTCGTCGCTGCTCTGGCTAGCGTCCCTCGTAACGATCGCACTACTAGCGTCAAAAGTGATAAAGCCGACGTTGGAAGCATTGAAGCAAAGCCTGGACCTCCAGCTGAAACAAGACAAAGAAAGAGGGAAGGCGCTTAGCCAAGCCTTGAATCTTTTGGCAAGTAAGGAGCCAATGGCATATCAGATGCTGCAGGCCGGCACACCCGAAAGTCAACCGTTTGACCGCTATAATGGGCCTTACACTACAGGCGAAGAATATGAGCAGTTATTGCAGTTTGAAAAACAGCAAGATAAGCTCTGGAAAGATATAGGTCTAGACAATGGCGATGAATGATTTAGAGCAGCCGGGTCAATCTGAGATGTATGAAAAAGCGCCTCCCGCTCAGGACGGAGATATGCTAGAAGATAGCGTACTCAACAAGTTCAAGAAGCAGGAAAGAGCCAAGGACCTAGTCGCTTGGGTAAAGTCTGAATACCAGAAGTGCAAGAGTGCCCGTAAGGCAGAAGAGAATGACTGGTACATCCAGCTAGCTTTTTACAACGGCTACCAGTATCACGACTGGCGAACAATTGCAGGCAAGCAAGGTCTAGCTGAAGAGCCAAACCCATCTCAGCTACCACGCATTACAGTCAACCGCATCGAGCCAATCGTGCGAACTGAGATCGCCAAGACAACTGCTCAGAAGCCATCGGCAACTGTAGTCCCAGCATCCAACGATGAGGATGACTTGCTTTCCGCCACAGCTGGCGAACAAGTCTGGGAGTCAATTTACCAAGACAACAACTTCCAAACTGACATCCTGCAAAAGGCAGAGTTCTGGCGCTCAGTATGTGGTAACGGATTTATCAAGTGTTTCTGGGATCCTAACGTCAAGCACTACTCCTCAAGAAAAGTTGTAGATGAGATGACCGGCGAGAAAACAATAGATCGCCAAATTACCTCCATGGGCGATGTAAAGTTTGAGACCATCTCTCCGTTCCATTTGTTTGTACCTGACCTAACTCAAGAAGACCTGCAAAAGCAGCCCTACGTTCTAAATGTTTACACTAAGAGCGAGCAGTGGGTAAAGAGAAGCTTTGGCAATGTATTGCCTAAGGACTTCAAGCCAGCAAAGGTGTCTGCTAGCGAGATCCAAGATGCTTCGCTGATGGATCTACGTGGCGTTGAAAACGCAAAGCCTGACAGTGTCCTTGTAATTGAAATGTGGATCAAGCCGAACACTAACTCAAAAGTTCCTAACGGTGGATTGATTACAATCGTCGACACTGAGATAGTCCAGTTCGCCGAAACCGGCATCCCTTACCACCACGGCGAGTATCCTTTCTCTCACCTAACTGGTATCTCTAACGGTAAGTTCTACCGCCGCTCGGTTGTTAGAAGCCTCATCCCGTTGCAGAGAGAATACAACCGCACTCGCTCACAGATCATCCACGCCAAGAACCTAATGGCGAAGCCTCAGATGATGTATGACGAAGGCTCAGTTGACCCACGAAAGATCACAGCTCGTGCCGGCATCTGGATCCCAGTTCGCCCAGGATTTGCTAGGCCATCGCCTGTTCCAATTCAGCCGTTGCCTAACTACGTAATCCAAGAAATTCAGCAGCTGCAATCTGACTTCGAGGACATCTCAGGTCAGCACCAAGTATCCCGTGGCGAAAGCGGTGGCCTAACAGCTGCAACTGCTATCGCCTACCTTGGTGAGCGTGACGATGCTTACTTGACTACAATCTTCCACAGCATCGAAGCTGGGGTTCAGAGAATGGCTAAGCAGTCTCTAGGTCTGTTTGTCCAGTACGTTGACGAAGCAAGACTAATCAAGATCACTGGCTCCGATGGCTCGTTTGATGCCATGATGCTTTCAGGCGCAGACATTGCATCTGGTACGGATATCCGGGTTGAGTCTGGCTCAGCATTGCCTACAAGCAAGGCAGCTCGACAGGCCCTAGTTACCGAATGGATGAAGATGGGCTTTATCCCACCAGAGGACGGTCTACGTGTACTCGAAATGGGAATGCTAAAGCAGTACTACAACATCATCAAGATCGACGAGAACTCAGCTCAGCGAGAGAACCTAATGCTAAAGAAGGTTACCGAAGAGATGATCCAGGAGCTAGAACAGAACTGGAACGAAGGCGCAGCCAACGGCGATGAGGACAAGATAAATCCAGAAACCGGAGAGCCGCTACAGGTTCCTCCTATGGTTGCCGTCAACGTGTGGGATAACCACGCTGTTCACGTCGAGGTGCACAACAGATTCCGGAAGAGTCAATCCTTCCAGCTATTGCCTGACATCGTAAAGGCAGAGTTCCAAAAGCACATTGCTATGCACGAGCAAGCCTTACAGGCTCAGCAGATAATGCAGCAGCAAATGCAGCAAGCACAAGGAGAAGCTCCTCAGCAGCAATCAGCCGTTGAGGCCCCAGCCCAATCAGGGATGACAGATCAGCAATTAGGATAGGAGACGCATGTCCGAAGAAATAAACATAAACCCAGAAGAAAACGAAGAATCTACTGAAACTGAAGTAGAGGTTGAAGCACCCGAAGTAGCAGAAAAGGTCAACCCTGCTTACGAGAGGATACTTGCAGAGCTTCCAGAAGCGTGGCACGCAAAGATCATGCCGCACCTACAGGAGCAAGGCAAGGACTTCCAATCACAGCTAGATAAGTTCGAGCCATTCAAAGAGTTCATGGACTACGACGCTACGGTAATTAGGGACAGCCTAAAGCTTGCAGACGTCGCAGTAAATGACCCAGTTTCCCTCTACAGAAACCTAGCTGAGCACCTTCGCAGCCAAGGCATGATCGATGAAGCTGAGGTAGCTGAAGAAACCGCAGACGCTATTGAAGAAGACGGCAACTCAGGCGATTACGAGATTGACCCAGCTATCCGGAGAGAGTTTGACAGCCGAGATGCGAAAATAGCTGAGCAGCAAAGGTACATGGATGACAGCAAGTTCCAGGCAGAAGTTGTCAAAGAACAAGCAATCCTAGAATCTCAGGTGCAGGAAGTAAACTCCAAGTACGATATTCCTCAGCCAACTATGGATCGCATCCTAAAGCTTATGGAGGTTCAGCTCGACCGTGGTGAAGATGCAACTATCTACACCGCAGCTAGAGAACTGGCAGAAATCACTGGCGTAAAGTACAAGGCCCGTAGCGATCTCCCAAGAGAAGCAGCTCCAATGGTGCTAGGTACTGACGGCGGCGCAGGTATGCCCTCAGACGCTATAACCATTCCTAAGGATGGAAAAGGCAAAAAAGAGATGCTAGAGCAAATGTTCCAGGCTCAGCTCAAAGGAACTGCAAACAGTTTGTAGTAGACAGTACACTAGCCCGAGCCTCGATTGGCTCGGGTTTTTGTATGTTCTGTGTGGTATTCTAGTAGTAACACAAGATACAGCCACACTCGGGGTCAGGGCACGGTGGCGATCCAAAACCCATATCTATAATAGGAGTTAAAACTCATGGCAGGACAGTCTATACTGACTTTCGCCTCTGAAGCGATTAAGCTTGTTTATGGTGACCTTCACGAGCAGCTCAGGGACAAGAACCCTGCGCTTCAGCTTATTGAATCGTCAGCGTCAAACATTACTCGTAACGGTAAGGAAGTTATCTTTGATACTCACCTCGGGCGTAACCAAGGAATTGGTGCACGTGGCGTTCGTGAAGTATTGCCCGCAGCTGGGGCACAGAAGTACAAGCAAGCTCACCTATTCCTAACCAACCTTTACGGTTCAATTGAGGTAGACGGTCAGCTATTCGAGCAGGCCGCAGATGACTACCAGGCTTTCATCAACGTTGTTGACATGGAAATCACTGGCCTAAAGCGCGACCTATCCGTTGACCTAAACCGTCAGGTTTACGGCGATGGAACCGGTACGCTAGCCGTTGTTATTGCTCAGCCATCAAGCACCACGCTTGAAGTTGACAGTGTTCACTGGCTACAGGTTGGTATGACCATTGATATTTCAGATCCAGCATCGGGAGCAAAGCAACAGTCCGGCGCTGCATCTTCAATCGAAATCACTGGGATCAACGAAGCAACCAAGATTGTTACTGTAACCGGTACCCTTGGAACCTTTGGCACCAACGTCTCAGCCGATGACATCCTTGTTCGTTCTTCTAACGGAGTGAACAACTTCGGCAAGGAGTGGACAGGTCTCGCAGGTATCGTTAGCGACACTGGTGCGCTACACGACATCGACCCAACAGACTACCCAGTTTGGAAGTCAACCGTCTCAACACTAGGCACTGAGGGTACCCCAGGTACTCTAACTGAGCTGAACTTGATCAACCTCGTACAGGGTGTTGACAAGCAAGGTGGAGATGTTGACGTCATGCTAGCAAGCCCAGGAGTGTTCAACGCTTACTGGAACTTGCTACAAGGATTGCGTCAGTTCACTAACGGTGCAACACTGACCGGTGGACAGCGTGCATTCTCATTCGACTCATTGGGTAAGCCAATCAAGTTCGTTTCAGACTACGCTGCTCCAAAGGGTACGCTCTACGCTCTTTCCTCGAAAGAGATCGTACTCAACCGCAAGAAGGACTGGTCATGGATGGACCGCGATGGTTCAATGTGGTCCCGCGTTGCAAACACCGACGCATACGAAGGTCGCTACTTCCAGTACAGCCAGCTAGGTACTTACCGCAGAAATGCACACGCGGTACTATCTAACATCGCTGAACTATAAAAATAGCGTAAAAGATACTTGCTGGGCTAGGGCCGTCTCACCTAGCCCAGCAAGTTTTTTATTATAATAGGTAGAGACAAGAGGAGACCAAAATGGAATACATATCATTCGACAAGATCGATGGACTTTACACCGACCTGCAGCGCCGGGTAGGGGCAGTAATAAAAGACATTTTTCCAACTGTAAGATTGCTAAGGCTAGATAGCTTGCACCCAAGCTGGAACCCTAATGAGCCCTTCGCTCTCGTAGACGAGCCGCACCTAATGCCGCCCTACGTAATTAGAACCATTCCAGAATCAGAGCTAGACCACAGATTAGTTGCTTGGTTGCTAGACAATAACAGCTCAGATCCAAACTCAAAGACAAACAGGCTTCACGTCTTAGCTATGGCAAATAAGGCAGTAGAAGCAAAACGTGAGCTAGAATGGCAAGAGGGACGGCGCGATGTCATGGAATCAATCATGAAATCAAAGAAGAACGAATACAAGCATGACGGAAAGGTGCTTAAGCGCTAATGCCAGCAGAAATCTTCACGTACACAGCCCTCGACGTAGTAGAGCGAGTCAAGACGCAATTCGGTGACAACTCCGGAGCCCAGCTAACTGACGATGTAATTTATCGCTGGATCAACGACGGGCAGCAGGAGATTGTCAATAACAACCCAATCCTAAAAGCCACAACCACTACAAACATAATTGCAGGCCAATCCGAGTACACTTTCCCTTCAAACAGAGTCCAGCTAATTGAGGCACTCTTTGTCGAGGGCCGGCCAATCAAGAATCTTTCACCTCAGGTTTACAGGGAGTTTATCCTTTCCGAGGACCCTCAAGGCAAAGCAACTCAGAAGTACCCGCTGCGATGGTACGAGCGAGCAGGCGTAATAACCTTTTACCCTATGCCAGATACCGACATTGCAGACGGGCTAAAGATCGAGTACGTCAAGATGCCAACGGCTGTAACATCGTCCAGTAGCGCACTAGGTGTCCCTGATAGGTACCTGACAAACCTTGTCAACTACTGCCTAATGCAAGCCCTTGAGTACGACGAAAATTACGCCGCCGCTCAGGTCAAGATGGCGCAGTTTAGAGATGGTCTAGACAGGTTGAGCTACAGCGAAAATGTGTCGCAAAATGACATGTACTCCTCAGTTGCCCCTGACATAGACGATTATGTCTGAGCTCGCTAGGACGCGCTCAGCAACACTAAAAGACTTCTCTGGGGGACTAAACAACTTCTGGGACCAGTCAGTCATTGCCGATAATGAGCTGCCCTTTTTGGAAAACCTGGAGTTTACTCCTAGAGGTGCTTTGACATCAAGACCTCCCGTGTGGGTAGATCAAGGCCAAAGTCTGCCTGAAGCTGACGTGCACTTTGACCTGCTTGGTTACTTTGTAAAAGAAGACGGCAACCGCTTTGGTATCTACACCTCATCAACAAAAACTTACACCTACAACCTTGTTGATACTTGGGTTCAGATCTGGGATCACAAGGCCGCTGACTTTGTTCAGTTCCACGGCTTCGTATTCATGTGCCGCATAAATGGTGCCGGCGCATACTGGGGACCTAGCGGTGCTGAAACGTGGGACGGATCAGCTTGGATTACAGGAGATGCTACTGAAACAATTGCGACGCTTCCTCCAGCCGCAAACTTAGCGCTTCACCAAGAAAGACTGTTTGCATCTGGGCCTAGAGGTACAGCCACTCAGTCTGTAATGTACTGGTCAAACGTATCAGGCGAAGTAGATGGATCTCCTGAGCAGGACTACCGCTACTGGGAGGTTGCAAACTCTTTTGCTTCAGTAAACACTGGTGACGGGCAATGGATCACAGCGCTTGTCGCTGGCTACAACGACCTTACAGTTTTTAGAAACGACTCAACTTACCGCTACACATTTAGCTCACTGCCCGAGCTTGGCACAATGTCAAAGATCGTCGAGGGCATTGGCGCAGAAAACCAAAAGTGTG